CCTTAACGGGGTCCCCTGCCAATGTTCGCAAAATCATTCCAAAATTTGTATCCGTGACTAAATCCCAAAAGGAGGTAGTACATGTCAAAAGTGAAAAGCGTAAGCTCTACACTTCGACGGATGTGCCAGCATATGTTGGCTCTTGGTATTTCCACTAAAGAAGCAAATCGCTTTATTTCTTTAATCGAAAAGTGGACCCGAGATAGCGGCCCAGAATGGACAGTCAAGAGAATTAAATCTCTTAAACTAGCCATGGTCGAGATGCTTGCAAATCAAGAGGAATATCATGTTCCTCCTGGTTGGGCAACGCGAACAAATCGCAAAGGTAGAACCATCTTTAGGGATGGCCTCCTCCATGAGATGTTCACACAGGCGTCTAGCAACCTTAAGGTTGCTAACTCCTTCTTGCAAATGTATCAAGCTATAGAACTCAACACTCTTAGCAAGGAACAGCAAGCAAAAATGGAGAAGGCGATAGAATCGCCTCCCTCCATTTCGATTGATGCTTTAATGAAAGTGGTCTCCCACTTCCATGTAAGACCAGTCAGGCCAGAAGAAGTAATACAACTACTGGCAGCGGGTCAGGCTTCTGATACTATGATGCATTGCATTCTAGGATCAAAAACTGCTCCGACCTTCAAAGCGAACCCTGATATGTCATGGACATACACAGGTTCGAAAAGTAGGTCAGATGCCGCTTGCTTCGATTTTGAGGAATATTTTACTCAAGACCGCGCAATGCATCTCCTTTGGGCCAAATACCCAGAGGAAGTGTCTCATCGAATGATTGGTAACGACAGTTATCCATTCATAGATGTAGATGGCTTGGGAAAACATGAGTTGCCTTGCGGTACTCTTGTTCCACTCCAAGAAGGGGGATGTAAGGTTAGGTGGATAGCGAACCCACTATTACCCATACAGCTCCTGGGCGAGCCTCTGAAAGACAAGCTTTTAGCTTACTCCAGAATAGCTTACCCCGAAATCCGTACTGAGGACCAGGAATCTGGCCAGGAGACGGTTTCGAAATGGTTAGAAGAGGGTAGGACAGTGTACTCGTACGACTGTACATCCTTTACTGACCGGTTCCCACTTAAGTTGCAAGAGTTTACACTCCTGTCCCTTAAGAAACAGGGATTTATCACTGAATTTGACACTGATGCTTTCGCATTAGTGATGTCAAAAGAGTGGTATTCGTCTCATTTGAAACGAACGGTGCGATGGGGAGTAGGCAAACCGTTAGGTTATGGTCCTTCCTTCCA